TACTACAGATCAACTTGTCCATCGCTCACTCCTTCCGACTGATTGGCATGTTTGATGAATTTCTGCAACAAACCGTTCAATGTCGATTTATTAAACGCCGCGTCCTTAATCCCGATACTTTTGATCCGGCTGATCTCGCCGCCGTCATTGACCTTGTATAAAATAACCCCGTTTAAGAACTCACCGTTCTCAAACTCAATCACCACCTTATATGGAATCAATCCCTTTGCCATCGCTCCTCCTAAATCCCGTGGCTGTGCCAGTCGAACATGCCGGTCTGCGCTACGCCTTGAGCGTCATACAGCTTCACCGTAAAACCAGTGATGCTTTTATCCGAAAATTGCGAATAGATGCCGCTTCCGCTTCGAATCTCGATATGAACGCTGGGTTCCTCGTGATATGTCTTACCGAAGAAAACCTGCTTGCCGTCGTCATCCGAAACCACCGTATCGTTGCCGTAATCATCGACATCTGGCAAGTCACCGAAATACTGAAACGTCGAACAGGTGATCTCATCGCCAATATTCTCGCGGTACAGCGCGAGTTCAATCTGAAAGTACCGGCAGTAGTAATCCCCGGGCTGATAATCCTCCCAATCTTTCCATGTGATGTTGTCCTCTGACGTGCGAATCCTGAAGCTGGCCGCCCTTAACGTTTCCTGACCGGTGAATCGATACGATGGGCTGTCGTTAAACTTCGTCACCCCATCGCTATTGAACCGCCTGCCCATCGAAGTCGAAACGATCACATCGATACCGATATAGACGCTGGCCACATACCCAAAATCTCTGACCAGTGTCGTATACGTCCCGGACATAACCCCGTCCGTAATCACGATCGACTCGCCTTCTTTTTCGATGTTGTTCATCGCGCCTGCCCAAAGCGGCTGTTCCTGATACTCCGCGATAATATTTCTGAAGGGAATCTCGGTAATCGTGACAACAGCCTCTTTCGCGTTCACGGAATAATTGCCGGACGTATCTATCGCCTTGATCCAATACCGCTGGCCGATACCGCGTTTGACATCTTTGGTCAAATAATGCGTCCCCTGCTGAAGCGAAATGAATTCCGCGCTTTCCCAGTCAAGGCCGCGCCGAAGTTCATACCCCCACACATCCACATCAGAAATCGGCGTCCATCCGAAATACAACATGTCCCTGTTTCGGTTAACCAGAAACGATGGCACATCCGAAGGCGGGGCTGATTTTCCCACAACAGTGATTTCGCTTTCCGGAGCGGATGCAAGAGAACTTTCTTCATTCAGGGAATCAAGCGACGTGACCTTGACCTTGTAGGTCTGGTGATCGACGATATCTCCAATAATTCGGAAATTCGTCCCGGTAGTTTCCCCGCGGTCGCGCCAGCTCTTCCCGCCGTCATCGCTGATATAAATTTTTGCCTTGGCGTACGATTTGACGAAATGATCCACGTAAGCCGGACGGTCGAACCAGACATCGATCGCATTCTCGATTGTCCCGTCGGTTTTCTTAACCAGCGACTCGGTCAAACTGAGGTTATTGACTGCCGGAATCTCGCTCGATAACGATGAGTAATTATTTTGCGGCAGGATAATGTCCGAATCGTCGTAAACGGCCTCGTTATACTCCAGCGCCGATATCTGCACCTCGCTTTTGCCTTCCCGCTGGATCGCCACAACCCTGAAATCTTTTTTGACCTTGCTTGTTTCGCCTATCGCGTAAACATCAAAAGCCTGCGGGTCCTGCGGGAACGCCTCGCACGAAACCTCCGTATGCGTGCCGGTCGGCGATGTGATAAGCCGCTCCTCGATTGTATCGTCCGTAAAGCGAACCTGAATCTTGTAAGACTTGCCGTCCTCGATGACCATTGAACGGTCTAATTTAACCAGAACGGCCGTACTGCCTTCCTGCACCCGGCCGGAAAAACCCCACTGCGGAACGTCGTGCGATATCGAAATAATATCCCCTGCCTGACAGGCAATCGCATCAATCCCTGCCTTAAACGTGACCGAACGGTTGATATACCGCGCCACCTTTAACGCGTAACGCGCCGCGCGGATCGCGTAGCTTGCGCCGGTCGTAAAAAGCCGGATCTGGCTTTTACGCATCGGCTCGCCGGAAGCCAGCGATTCCTCATCGATATACGCTATCGTTTCCTGCTGATAGTTTTTCTCTTTGTCGGTGAACTGAACCTCGATCACATTGGGCACCTCTTTCATCGTCTTCCAGCTCTGCGCAAACGTGTCCTTGACGATATTGCCCATGCCGAACAACTGGGTCGGATTCGTGATCTTGTCGATCTTGAATGCCAAACCGCCCGCGCTGTAGACCGGCATGGCGTTGAACGTAGCGCACAATTGAATCAGAACATCGAGGGCCCTATTGTTACTGTCGATAACCACATCCATTCGGAACCGTTTCTCGTAGCCGCCCTGACCGTCCGCAACTTTCTCTTCGCAATACTGCGACATCTCAAGAAGCGAAGCGTTATCCAGATTTCCGGATGAAATAAACTCGCCCAGCCCGAAACGATTGCTGATAATAAAATCCCTCAGACACCAGACAGGGTTCGCCGAATACTTTTCTGCAAACGTCACCCCGTCCCATGAAAGCAAAGTGTCATCTGCAAGCAGACGATAATCTGCCCCGTCCCAGTAATAATCATCCCAAGCAACCGGATCCGTGCCGTTTCTGACATCCGGTACAGAAACCTTCCTACCTTTAACAACCGATGTGATGTTCGGCATCGATCCTGAAAGCTGATCAGTCGCCAAAAGCTGAAGCCCTAAAAGCGCGGTGTTCGGATAGCTCAAATCATCTGTTTTGATCTCATCGATCTGAAACAACAGAAGATCCCCCTGCTTCAACGGCTGAAGCGAACTGTCCTCGCTTGTGCGCGTGATACGGATGTCGTACTGCCCCGGGGTGAGCCCTGCCTTACGGAACACGCGCCTCACCGATGAACGCGACTGCGCCGAAATCGTCGTCTCCCCGAGATCGATATAAATCCCGGAAGAATGCTCTTTATATTCAACACGGTAGGTAACGCTCCAGCTCTGGATATCCCCGGAACTGGAATTCTGCTGATACAGACCGTTATTAAGCCGCAGGTGGATCTCGAACGCTTCGACATCCGCGTCGACCGTGGTGTAAATGGAGGGATTGTTTTGCGTGAGGTTGGCGCTGACCGGATAAACATTATGCAGATCCTCGAAATTCGGGATCATGCTCTGATAATTCGTGCCAAACCGCTTGCTGACCGCGACGCCTTCGAAATTGTCGATTGGATTATTATTAAGCTCGATGCTCTCTATCGATTCGATCTCACCTTCGCAAATTGCCAGAAGCACGTTCAAATAATGTTTATCCCCGTCTTCCCAGAGAAACTGATTGATGATATTCCCGCCGACCCGGTGCTCGCCGTAAACCACCGCGACCGGCACACCGACCTCCTGAATCGTCTGCACGCCGTCCCAGCCGTAAGTAGGCGATCCCTCATCGATGCCGCTTGAGCCGAGATTGAAATCCGGCATCTTCGGCTGATTCATGTACTGATAAATCGAATAGCCCATGGAAAGCACAAAGAACGTGAAAAGAAACGGATGCGCCACGGCGGCCGCCCAAACTGCCGAGATGATGAACGAGACAACGGCTACAACCGGTGCTTTGACTTCCGGCGCGACCACGATCTCGTCGCCTTCTTCAGCGCGCGAATCAAGATCTTCGATCCGCTTTCCGGTAACGATGACCCGCTTGTCTTTATAGTCAAAGCCGGAATTATCGAGATATTCGCGCACGGATTTGCTTCTGGAATAGGTGAACTCCAGAACCTGCGCTTCTTCCGGCTTGAACGGATTGTCGATGTTACGAACGGATATCATTTTTTAACCTGTAATAACCTTCTGTTTTTGTTTTCCAAGACACATCATCGAGCCGCGACACCACGACACCCTGACGGCAACAATGGATAAAACGCCTTTTCGAAAGAACGATCCCTGCATGGTTTGCCACGTCTCTCGAATTAACGAACAACACTCCGTCCAAAACCTGCGGCATTTCGACACGATCCCAATCATGGCCGTAATGCTCCTTGAAATAATCCTTCCCGCTTAATCCCCACACCTTGCTGTATTCCAGATCCTCGATATCGAAAAGCCTGTAACCCAGATCCGCATAGACGAGTTTTAGAAATCCCCAGCAATCCAGACCGTCCATCGTCCGGCCCCGGTGACGGTATGGGATCCCGAGATACTTCCCGATGATCGTCTTTTCTACATCACGTAAATCCGGCGCGTCGGCACGGACGGAAACGCCCCGAACCGGTGATAATTCTCCAGCACCTTGCACCGCTGTTTGGTTTTGTTGCATGAAACCTCTCCTCCGATATAACCGCATTCGACCGACTTGAACTTCCACGCGCAGTAATTTCGCGCGTACCTGCGCGCGGGCAGATCAACACCCAGAACATCGAACTTGCCGGTCAAGGTAAACTCCACGTTTTTCTGGTCTGCCGTATAGCTGTCGATATAGAAGACGTCATCCATATGCGCGTCCGGATCCGCCAGCTGGTCGGCCCACACCATGCGAATCGTGACCTTCTTCCCACGCAGATCAAACTGCTCCAAATAAAGCTGAACAAACCGCGATACGTTCGCCAGCCTCACCTTGACCTGATCGATCTGCCCCTGATTGTTTTCGCCGATGAACTCATGCGTGACCGGGAACTTCGAATACACATCTCCCTGATACGTCACGTCCCGATCAAACCCCGCGATCCTCAAATCATTAATGGCGTCGTACTTTTCGAGGACGTATAAAAAGATGGGCGCATTTTCCTGCTTGGATTTCTCGTTAATAAATGAGGGGCTGACATCTCTGGGCATCACTTCACCTCTATAAAATCGAATTCGAAGTCGTACACCTCGTACGCCTTCATCGTGAATTTAAAACTGTCGTCGGAAAACCTCACCGTGTATTCGGCGCCGTCGTTTGGATTTGTCCATGTGAACGCCATAAACGCGCCGTACTTCGCGGAAAAGAAATTCCGCACCAGCTCCATGTCCGCCTTTGTCCGGTTGGAGAATCGGAGCCGCCATTTGCGTAACGGCGCCGCCCACTTGCGCCTGCGCTGTTCAACCCCGCTTTCAAACTCTGAAACGAGCGTCTTGTATTCCAGCGTTTCTTCGAAAACAAAATCCGGTAAATAGGCAAAATCACTCATGCGTAGCTCCTGATCACCGAACGGATCTTCCCGTTGTTGTAAATGTCGTCGGCTATAGCATTGGAGAGCATCTTGCGGTTACGCCAAACATCCTGCGCGTCCCACGCCTGAATCACCTGATTGACGTTGATCGTGACGCCTCCGCTATCTAGCGATT